TTCATAGACCTGTACATGAATCCTCCATTGTTGGTATTAACGGAGTTCAAAGATATCTCGGGATAAGCTATGGGCTGACTCAAGTACGTGGTACTAGTAACATTATCACTCTTTGCCAAAACAAAAGAAACTGGAGTTTTGCAATGATATGGGACACTAATAGTACCTATGCCATCGTTAAAATTCAACGTGGCAATGCCAGAAGCACTCGACTTTGAGTTGAGAATACTGAGGTTATCACTAGCGGCTAAGCCTAAATAAGTTCGAGGAGTCGAATTATAAAAGTTAGTCGGAGTAGCTTTGACCAAAGTACTAGACAACAAAAAGTTTAGAGTATTTATTTGGTAATGAAGCCTGGCAGAACCCCTAAAGTAGAGATACATCTTCGCAATATACGAAAATATATCTCCGCCCTGATTGGGTTTTGACAAGGCACCAGTTACCGGCGTGAGTTTGGTAATGTCTATGAACCAAGGATCAAAGACTCCGCCCGTCTTGACGGAATCCATGTTAATTTGGGTCATTCGATTAACAAGCTGTTTCACACTCGTGAACTGTTCACCTGAACACTTCAATGACGTCTGAAGTTCAACGGGAATAGGGGCGTTAGTACCTATTACCTTGGAAATTTTATGATCTGAATCAATCTGACCTGTTTCCATCTGGGGAGAAAACCCGTTTAAGCGATACGCCAGCTCGGGTTCCCAAATGGGAGCAGATAATTCAAAATCATCGCCTCCTCCAACATACACTAAGATCTGTACATTGTCGGCTACTGTGTCGGGGGCTCTCAACTCGTTTAACACTGTGATATTAAACGTTCCCGAATTGACGAATGTATCGACGGTGTTGTTTCCTGTCGATATGTACTCGAACTCCGTCAAGAATGGCAACATCATAGTTATCTCGTCTGTATCTCTGATGTCGACAATCTCTCTCATACAATACATAGCCGTAGTATTAATACTAGGCGCTGTGTTGTAAAAGATAGAAGGGGTCCAAGTTATTTGCAACCGTCCTGTGTGATACATAGTCTTCACTATTTTCAACCTCACTTTAAAAGAGCCTCTCCAAAGGGAAAAAGCTTTAGCGAGATAAAAAATAGGTGGACCAGTTTCATACGTCATGGTTTTCAATCCAACTGTTTTAGTACCTCCTAACTTAATAGAACTAGGAGTCATCGTCTTATTGTAAATAGACTGGTTGGACATAGATGAAGTGGTCCATGACACCTCGGAAATAAAAGCAGAAACAGACTTTAAAAACGCAAAAGACATCTCGTCTCCGTCGTATACGGTATAACGATCGGTGATTGCCGTTTGGTTGTCATGTATCAAACCTAAAGGGACGCTGGTATCGATCCCATCAGATGTCGCATTGTACCTCTGCAATTGATTGGCCATAACCGAAGGTGCAACAGTGCTTATAGGTTTGGAATACCCGAAAGCGCTAGCCACACCTCCAGCTATACCAGAGGCCCAAGACAAAGACCCCATCAATGGTCCAAGTCCTGGTATCGCACTGAGCACTCCAGCTGCAATTGAAACGTTAGATAGAGCTTTACTAACGGTTTTGTCAGTATTTTCAGCTTCTTCTGAAGGCACCGACAGCCTGGGTGGTAGAGATTTGACCTTGGTGGATCTTTTCATACCTCTAGAGGAATGAGGTATGAGAGGTCCAGCAAGCTCGACGTCTTTCCAATATCCATATACTGTATAATCAGCACTAATGACCTGACCAGCGCCGGTCTGCAATGGCGACAACACAGAAATATAGAATTTGCCCCAGGAAACCTTGGAACTAGAACCACCATCTGTGGGAATAGTGTACCAATTTGTAGGGGCAATGTATGGAATCTCGAAAACAGCAGCTGATGCACCAGAAACCATTTCCATACATGGCTGCTGAGTCTTGGTGGTAAGGTTTACATTGTGAACATCTCCGAATCCAGTGTAACCAGCAGTCTCTACTGCGGACTGGTTTGGCAGATAGTGCAATAATAGTGCTCCTTGATGGAAAGGCATAGCATTCAACACCACACGAAAGACGAAAGTCCCTCGCATAAGATTAAATCCTTTAAGCTTGCTATACCAAGGATCAACAACCATCGCCCCGTTTGTTATATAATCTGCCGGGTCGAAACTGGTCAAAATAGCATTGGAAAGAGATCCCGTAGTCCAATTCCCACTAGCTAGCAAAACGGGTTTAGACAAAAAGTCACAAATGGTGTACATTTCCGGAGTCACGGTATCTCCAGGTTTTGATGTGGAAAATTCGCTTTTCAGAGTCACTCCTTCGTCAGCGAATGTGGTAGTTGCTGTATCCTCGCAACAATCAGTCATGGTTTTATTAGACGCCATGTCGCCTATGTTCTTAGCCTGAGCGAACTAATAAACCCATATCCCCTACGTAGTCCTCGTAGGGGGGGTGATAGCCTTAACGTAGCTACCATGTTCTACACGGTCCCCTATTTATGTAAAATATTACAAAGGTGGGGTACTTGCGTTAGCACCTCTAAAATGGCCCTAGATCGTCGTAATGCGCTAGGACCAAGTATATGTTTAATTTAACGTGTAACATACAAATCACGGATGTTCATCTACATCATCGCGTAGAAGTCGTCGCAGTCATTAAATGCTGCAGACGCTCTACTAAGCGATGCTTCATAAGCCTCATCTTGCCTTCCCAAGGCTAAAAGACGAGGTCTTATTTGCTTCATCTCACAGTATTTTTGTAGCTTGGTAGACAAAGCTCTAAATTTTTCCATACCGTGAGGAGCACACTCCATGAGCATAGTATCAACAACTTGAGATTGTTCTTCAACAGTCTGAGAAGCTTTACCATACTCTATCATCTTCAAGATAGATGGGTATTCTAGTCTACCCACATACTTGTGTTTAAACTCTACGAATTCCCTCTTGAGATATGACACATCTTTCAGGGTCATTGGTTCATCATTGCTGACTCCTTTCCTGGAATCAGTATGCTTAAAACCTAGTTCGTTCATACTCCTTGAGAACGCACCAGGTGTCATGTAACTCATACACTTGGGTATGGCGAGAAAATGGTCATCACCATTTTGCATACTAGGAGTATGCAAAACCTCTCTGGGAACTCTCATCCCAGAGTCGTATAACTCTTTATACGTGGGAAACTCTGCAGTAGTGTTACATTTGTCTTTTCCTTCTAAAAAGACTTTACACAGGTTGATCTTGCCGATACCGGTTCCGATAAAGGTGTTGGCATTGGCAGTAAGGAAATTGCCAGAGGGTTGGTGATCCTCCACCATTGCAAAAACCTTATCCGTCCCATAACCAGATAAGTGTATAGTGCTAGAGATAGCCATGACGATATTAAGCCTGATGATGTCGTGTTCAGGTTTCCAATTCTTGTCATGTATGCTATACCACCTATTAGCAGCAATCGCATACTTCCTGTAGAATTTCCTCCATATATTACCGTCATATTTACCGTAGTCTCCATCGGCTAATAACCATTCAATGAAAATCCTCCAAATATCGTCGAATTCTTTATAGGGACCTACCCCTATCGTACTACCGTTGTGTATCCTATTGTCGTTGGAGAACTGGACAAATGCTCCGAAAAACCTTTTGGTCACACACACTGAACCCAGGTCAGCACAGGATATTAGCCTAGCAGGTTTGACGTTACCGTCAACACCTACTTTACGAACTTCGTCCTTAAGGCTGTCTAAACAAACAAACTTAAAATCGGAATCCTCAACGCTTAATTCTTTTTCAAGGGCTTCAACGTGCCTACGCAATCGATCCATCGCAGGACCCTCGACGATTTGGCCGTCTTTAACCCAAGCGGACTTATCTTGACATGTGTTGTTGGAAGGCCAACCAGGAGAGGTACTAGACCTAATCCCCTGAATTATCTTTTGTCCGTCTTTTCCTACAACTCCCACAAGGGTTTCTTCTAGGGTTAGTAGTGTATCATGGCGAACTGGGAAATCTGGATTAAGATAAATCTCAGTGACTGCTTCAAAAGCCTCATCTACTATTGGTTCGTAGGGTTTAGCGCACGGCGCACCATAGTTTGATTGGGCAGTATAAAGAGGATCAAGTCCTGTCTTACGATCCAGGACTGTAGGAATGTTGCCACTCGTTTCACCTCCGTTGCATTGGTCCCAAAAGACGTTCTTTACTAATTTGGATGTCTCGTTCATGAACGGATACTTGGTATCATATCCGAGATCACTGTAAAACTTGAGTATAGGTTCAGGGTCTACAGGCGTCCAACCTGGAGGGAGCGATCTAATAGCTCCGTGTTCCTCTAGCACTCCTCGTGTTCTAGTGTAAGAACAATACTGTTCGAAATCTTCTAAATAGAAAGGAGCACTAATACCGACACTAGTTTGAGAATTGCCACTACAATGTATGCTGACTAAAGCAACTTGCTTTGAAGAACGCATATCTGGACATAAAACTGCTGCACCGCAATACCCTCTATCGCAAGTATATTGTCCCATTATCGCATTGGCGACCTTATACTCGGAACAAGCACCATATTGGACATTCCCTATTACTGCTCCAACTTGGTTACTAGTAGATGCATAATTGACCTTAGAGTTCCTGTCTATGAGACAAGGTTTTGCAAACACTGTCGGGAAATGTTTTTTTACTCCTGATTCAGCCATCATAAGATTAGAAAACTCACCTCTAGTTAGCATACTACTAGTCAAGTCTTTGCCAACCTGAGGTCTATAGTTGCTACCGGCATACTCCTTCAAAACTCTGATAGTATAATAAGCGGTGTCATGCTCTATGCCATCACTAGGCGTGTGACACTGGTCCACTAGAACGTCTAGGTCTAGGGGAAAGTAGACATCTGGATCCTTGGGATTGGAATCTCCTCTACGACCGAACAAAGGCTGTTTATAGGCTCTAAGATCCTCGAAAAGGCTCAAATAATGGACTAACCCGATGGCTTTATTGTCCTTGAGGATAACAAGACTACCATGGGAAACCCCCATTTTCTCTGTAGAAAACACTATCGTGTTGTTCATAACTTTCGCCACTAGACCGTTCGAAGCAGGAAGATTCACAGCATGTGCTTGCATTTGATCTGGATTCTTAGGTAAAGGAGCAGGCCTGACAACGTGTCTATTCACTTTAGTGAGTCTACCGGATTGCTCCTCTTTATCATTAATAGTGTCTATGGGAACTAGGGCACCAACTGTTCTATTGATAAGACTGCCTATAGCCAAAAATCCGAAAGCAGTAACCGCGAAAGCAGCCAATTTACTACAATTGAAGAGGGTTGTTAGGTAATGCTGCACTGGGGCAGTGTCTTTCTTGTATTTCTCTACGGCAGCAAAACACGCTGTCCTCATAAAGTTATGTACATCGAAATGAACACCGGTTATTAAACAGTTTCTATAAGATTCGACATTCAAATAGGCGCAAATAGATACATCGTCGAATTGACTCTGCTCCACACCGAGCATGTGTTCCCATATGTAATCAGGCAACCAACCCTGGACATGGTTGCTACCTAATGTATAATACTTTTTCAAGCTTAGTGGCAGGCCACAAGCATGATTTAAACACTCAAGGGCCAATTTAAAACCGGATACGTTGTGAGCCATCTCATTAGCAAACATGACTAATATTTCTAAGACTCTTCCGTAAACATTTCTGCCAACAACCTCTGTGTCTGACAGTCTAGAGTCAAATTTCTCCTGACGAGATATTTGTGCTACTTTAGGTCCTAATTTAGGGTGAGTAATACTAAGATACAAAACAAACCCTAGATAATGGTAGAAATGTTCGGGAACTCCCATCTTTGATTTGTTCTCCGTTCCCTCCGGATCGATCAAATACCTACAATGATACAAGTTAGGATACTTTTTAAGATGGGCTTCCTTGTTTTTGTAAAAATACTCCAACAAATCATATCCTTGTGATTCTGCGAGAAGTTTCAAACCTGACAAATTCTTGTGGAAACAGTCCATATCTCCACAGATAGATATGTTGTATGCTTTATCCTTCACCCAAACCTCAGATATAGGTTCCGTAAACCCATCTACAGTAGATCTTAACGTTCCCCTCTCTTTCTCCTGAGTTAGACTGTCTATTCTATGGATATCATGATAGGTTGTGGGGAACAATTTAATCATAGCTTGATTGATAAAGGCTCTGGGCGAAACTTTCCAAGGATCTAAATCGCTGGGTTTAAATTTAGGAGTCATAGGGATGGGGAACATATGCTCTGCCAAACCAGAGAATTCGTCAATGACTCCACTCATACCTGGCGTAAATATATCCTCATGGTATGAAGACCTCCTCGCGTCTTCGGCAACCATCTCGGCTACAAATTTCGAAAAATTGTTAAGTGTCTGGTCTGGGTGGTCGAGTCCGGTGTCCCAATTAATTCTTCTAAATTTGTAGTATTCGTCTAGTAGCTCCGTTCTAGTCTTTCCAGGATTGCGCTTGGCATACTCTAGATACATACAGTCCTTGTCAGTAGAAATATCCATCACGTACTTCATCCTCCTGGACACCGCATCAATGTGTGCTACATCGGGAGCGTGGCGGGAATCAAGTTTCTTTACGTTTGACGTGGTGGATATAAGTCTGCTCCTGAAATTAAGTCTACTCTTATTCTCTAAGGCAGCGGCATTCAACAAGAGGGGGTTGTTATTGACCCATCTTATAAGCCTAGAGCCATCACCAGGCATACCTGGCGTGGCTTTCGTAGCCAAGAAATCGTCTATACAAGCTACCATTTGAACTCCATAGTGATCCTCAAAAGTCGCACCAGGAACAGCATTATATACTTGTTCTGGAGGGTTAGCCATAAAACTAATCAATTCTTCTCCCTTAAGGATTGAAGCTAGAAATGCCACATTGACATAGTGCATCAAAGTGGTTTTTCCGAAACCGGGTTTACCTATGAAACAATAGCAATTAGGTTCAAGCCGATAAGCTCCGGTTCTATTTATAAAAGCGACTGCTTGGGTTTGGATTTTGACTAGACTGTCTCTCATCTTAATCAAAGGAGCGAGCTTATGATTGTTGGATCTAACTTCGAAAATTCTATTGGTCATCTTCTCCAATAATACTTTCATAGAAGCAACGTCGTCTTTATTCCATGGGTTGACGGATTTCTCTATGGTGCTTTCGGAAAGAAGGGCAAAATGTTTCAACTCAATGACCTGCATTTCTTCAGCAAACTCGGGTATGGGCATACCGAACTTCTTAAAAAATTCTATCCCAGTCATTTCCGAAAGAGTCATAAAAATACTACGGACTGCATCAAGAAATCCGAAAAAAGATATCTCTATATTTTTCTTTCCGTCAAATAACAACATAGACTTCACTATCTTAATGGCCGCATTTAAAGACACGTCGTAGCCATTCCACATGAAAGTCACCAACCCTATAACGGCGAGATACATACTTGAATCGCTCAAAGAATGTTCTTCAAAGACTGGTGTTGGTATTATCCACGAACAAACAGTCCTCACGATAGCTGTAGAAAATTTGGACAATAGATTAAATATATCGGTAGACATAAAACCGACTTTGTCTCCCATTGCTTTAACCGACAGCAATATGAAATCGAATAACTGCTGGGCACAAGAAACAACATTGGAATAAATCGTGGTTTCTGTGATTACCTTCTGTGCAGACTGGAAAAAGAACACTATAATCGACAGCAAGTGTCCCATCTTATCGGAAGCAAAATTGAAAGCGTCTTTAAAACACTCGGGAACCAAACTTCCAATGTTGAAACTGTGCGTGTGATTAACATTAATGCCGCCGCTTATGGCTGACATCAATTGAGATAACGTCTCACTAATCCAACCCTTGGATTCTTCGTCTATACCGACTTTTACTGGTGGTATCATCTCAGATATGGACGGCATCTTGGGAAGACTAAACATATGCGGCGATAGATCTGTCATCAAAAAAGTTGTAGAATGTAACTTCTTATCGACTAATTTACCTCTCTTTATAGCGTTCGCTTTAAGTTTAGCCTTATTTTTCAACCTCGGTATTGCAGAGATCTTATGTACATGTTTGATGTCTAAACTGACATCTCGGGTAGTTATTTTTCCTAAGTGGACAGTAAACCCCTTTCCATTTACTGCTGACTCGTTTTTTTTGCCGTTGCCTGACCACATTACTCGATTGTAAGATAACATTTTTGAGTAGGCTGATGGGCCGGCCGAAGCCGTCCCGGTGGAAATAAGCACCAATGCGTTTATATGTATAAAACGCAAAAATGTAACCAAAATTGTCATTTCTAACGACAAAATTTTATTCAATATTTGATCACCGATCAAGCCTGTACTGGCAATACAGCTTGATTATTCGTTTATAGAAGTAGAATATTCACAAGAGAAATTTGGCGACTCTTCGTCACGAACGATATATGTTGGCGTTGGCCCTTTATCCATCCTGCCGTACCTATTAGGCTTTAAAATGGGGGTTCAACTAGGACTATCATATATATAAGGCGGGTCTTTACAGGTTTCGAAGCCTGGTACCTTATCGTCTAGATTTGACGTCCGGTGATCTGTATTCAAATAAAATCATGTAATGAGAACCCATAGGTTCACCACCTGACGGGTGGAACTGACTAGATCCAAAGATCTCTTCGGCTACTACCGGTGGAATTCTTCAGCATAAAGCTGGTGGAAATAAGGGTCTTCTACCCGGGTGGAAATAGGGGGGGGGGGCCATCTGCCCGGGTGGAAATTGGGGGGGCCATCTGCCCCGGGTGGAAGTTTCTCGCGAAACTTCCGAAGAATGTATAATCTCGCTACGTTACTGCCAATTGGCAATTCTTACGCAATGTAAGTAGTAGTGACTAAGATTCTTTTGGAGAGTACGAGACTCTCCAAGCGCACACATGCGCGAAACACCTTGAATAGATTGGTGTAAACAGTTGAAAAACCGTTGTTAGCTGTAAAAACAGCCCTCAAACAGGAGTGTGGTGGTTAAACCACAC